CTCATTCACAGATTATTTTCGGCATAGAGCGATAGTTACTAATGAGTAAACTCACTGAAAAACAGCAGTCTTTCGTGGTCAACAAGGCTGCAGGCGTCAGGAATCGCGAAGCTGCCATCANATCAGCGCCGGCTACTCCCCGACCGCCGCGCACGTCACCGCATCACAACTCATGGCCAGGCCGGACATCAAAGCCGCGATCAAGGTGGCCAAGAAGTCAATGCGCGGTGGGATGCAACCGGAAGGCGTGAACATCGCGGTCGAATCCGGCTTGGACCCCAAGAAAAACACGATGCCCAAGAAGCATTACGCCGATCCGTTGACGTTTTTGACCGACGTGATGAATCACACTCATCTTCCCATCGCAATGCGTGCCGATGCCGCGAAACAACTGCTGCCATACACGCACGCGCGCATCGGCGAGAAAGGCAAGAAGGAAACTGCCAAGGATCGTGCGCATCAGGTCGCCGGCACTGGCAAAGATGCGAAGAAGAAGACGCGCTTCAGCCCGAAGAAGGCTCCCGTACTGCATCTTGTGAGGGGGTAATGGGGTGACAGCACTGCGAAAATGGTCAACCGCATGTCCTGATTGGGCAACGCGGATCGTAAAGGCGCAAACGCTTATCCCGTTTGCGCCTTTATTCCATGAGAATGCCGTCGAAGCACTTGACACTTTCGATGCGTTGGTGATGGTCGACGCCGCCAATTCGCCCACGTTCGGCGAGATTTGCCGGCCTTGGATACGCGAATTCGTTGCTCAAATCTTCGGTTCTTACGACAATCAGACTGGTATTCGGCACATAACCGAATATTTCATGCTGATTTCCAAGAAAAACGGCAAAAGTACAACTGCCGCCGCGATCATGCTTACTGCGCTGATCTTGAATTGGCGTCAAGAGGCAGAATTCATCATTTTGTCGCCGACCATCGAAGTCGCGCAGAACTCCTTCAAGCCTGCAGCGGCAATGGTGCGCGCTGATCCCGAATTGAGTGACCTGTTCTTGGTGCAGGATCACATTCGCACGATCACGCATCGCACGACCGGCGCAACGCTGAAAGTCGTCGCTGCCGACAGCAATACAGTGTCAGGCAAGAAAGCAGTTGGCGTGCTGGTCGACGAACTGTGGCTGTTCGGCAAGAATGCACATGCCGATGCGATGCTCATGGAAGCAACAGGCGGCCTTGCGAGCCGACCCGAAGGTTTCGTGATCTATCTGACCACGCAATCGGACGATCCGCCTACTGGCGTGTTCAAGACCAAGTTGGAATACGCGCGCAACGTGCGTGACGGCATCGTGGACGATCCGCAATTCCTGCCGGTGATCTACGAATTCCCGAAAGCGATGTTGGAAGCCAAGCAGCACATGCTGCCTGAGAACTTCTATGTCACTAATCCCAACCTGAGCAATCCGAACGACCCCGCTTCGGGCGGAAGTGTCAACGTTGCTTACATCCTGCGCAAATGGAAGCAGGCGCAAGTGGAAGGCGAAGACAAGATTCGCCTGTTCCTGGCCAAGCACCTGAATGTTGAAATCGGGTTGAACTTGCGCGCTGATCGTTGGCCTGGCGCAGAGCATTGGGAGCAGGCTGCAAAGTTGCCGCGCGTGACCTTGGGCTATCTGATCGAGCATTGCGAAGTGGTTACGGCTGGCGTCGATGGTGGTGGGCTTGACGACTTGTTGGGTGCTGCGATGATCGGTCGCGAAAAAGCACCGACGTTGACGATTATTCCAGCGCACAACGATGAACTCACAGGGGAGTGGATTGACGAAGAAATAGTGATGCAAAAGCGGTGGATTATCTGGATGCACGCATGGCTCCATCCGTCCGTTCTGACCCGCCGACAGGACATCGCGAGCAAGATGCGGGAGCTAATGGACGCCGGCCTTGTCACCAAAGTCACGCGCGCTGGCCAAGACGCCGAACAACTCGCAAAGTGCATTTCCCGCATAGAAAAGGCCGGTTTGCTGTTTCAAGTAGGCTTCGATCCGTCGTGCATTGGTGGCCTTTTGGATGCCATCTTGCAAGAGGGGGTAGAACCTGAAAAAATGGTGAAAGTCAACCAGGGCTACAAACTGGCTGGATCGATCAAGACCGTTGAACGCAAGTTGTGGGAAGGCGTGGCGGTTCACGACGGCAATGCGCTAGGGAATTACTGCGCCGGCAACGCAAAAGTAGTTGTGCGTGGCAATGGCGTGTACATCACCAAACAAGTCAGTGGCACGGCAAAGATCGACCCCTTGATTGCAGTGTTCAATGCGGCGGAACTAATGGCACTCAACCCCGAAGCGCAGAACGATACGTTCGATGCTTCCAAAATGGTGATGATGGGATGAGCATTTGGAAGCAAGTAAGCAACTCGCTCCGGGGTGGATGGAAAACCTACGGACCCAATGCAATCGACGGACCAGGCGCGTTCGACTCAGCGGACGAAGACGGTCAGTTCAACTCCGTAACCGCCGAAACGGCCCTGCGCCTTTCGGCG